TAATTTCTCCATCTACTAAAGCATTACAGAGATAATTCCAGCTACACTTTTGTTCTGGAAACTTCTCCGCAATTACATCTTTAACTCTATTAGTAAATCGTTCTTCCTCGCGAGAAAATGCAAGGCATTCAACTGCGACAGTCTTACCATTATCTAATTTTAGAAAATAAGCATATCTTGGTAAAATATCTCCTACTAATCTAAATACATTTACTCCATCAGTAAACTTAAAGTATTTAATATTACTTTTTTGTGCTTCGCCTTTAACATCATTAAATTTTAATGCCATTTTTAATTCTCCTCATATTTAAAATAAATTTTATCATCAATTATATTAATTCCATCAACTTTAGAAACATTCTCTAAAGGAAATGTACTTTCATAAGTATTTAAGTATTTTATTTTTTCAGTTGTATATTTGCTATAGCTTCTCCTCCCACATAATATTATATAGATTGCTTTACTATAATTATCCATAGTAGTATCTTTTAAAAGACTTTCTGGATTAATTATAAATGAGTCTTTAGTTATACTTTTTATTCCTTTATTTCTAGTTAATTTTTTAACATTTTCAACTATTTTATCTGGATTATTATCTGAATAACTAATTAAGTAATTTAAATTAAACTTTATCATAATATTCTAATAAAAATTCTAAATAATGTATTGCTTTCTTTATATCTTCTTTTCCATTTTTATCTCTATGCCTAGTAACATATTTTACTACATTACCTTCACAAAACCCTAATCCATTAGCCATTATGTACTCAATGGGCTGAATAGATTTAGACTTGTAATGATTTCCTGATATTTGTTTTTGTAAAACTTCCATTATATATTATAACTCATTTAAGTAACTATGTCAAGTAATTTATTTTACATCCCTTTTTTATATATACTGATGCTCTATTTCTAAACTGTGTATCTGCTCTTTTAAGTTTAATGTCAAATACTCTACACTCATCTTTAACAGGTCTTGTTATTCGACCTATACATTGTTCTAATAAAGGTTCACTACTAATAGGAGAAGCTAATATTAGTGTATCTAATTCAGGAATATCAATTCCTTCTTTAAATATGCTTATTGAACCAAAGATACAATTATATTTTCGTATCTCCTCTTTATCTCCCATAGTTCCGGTTACAACAGTACATTTATCATCTAAAATGGCACCACAAGTTTTTAAGAAGTCAACTCTGTCACATAATACTAAAGTTCTATATCCATTTTCTATGCAAGCTTCTGCTAGTTCAACTACTAATTCTATATATTGTTCATTAGAATATAATTTATCTAATGTATCAGACCATTTATTTATATAATATAATGATATATCTGGTTCTACAATATAAACCTTAGGAACTAATTGTGTATCATCTAATGGTTTAATTACTTTTCCTATATAATCTGGAATTACTTTTCCTAGCCCATCAGTTCTATTCATTGTAGCAGTAAGACCAAATTTGTATCTTGCCTTATTGTTATTTAGAAATTCTAAAAATGTTTTACTTGGTGCATCATGACATTCATCTACTGCTACTAATCCAAATCTATTAATACAATTAATTTTACTTAGTGTTTGAATAGTTCCTACATGTATAATATTATCTGTTATAGTTTTATTTTTCCCCTGTATTATTCCTGGATAAAATCCAAATAGTTTATATATCTCTTCTTTCCATTGTTTTAATAAACCAATTCTATCAACTACTATTAAAGCTTTTTGATTAAATTTAGCTAATATATGTAATAAAATAAATGTTTTACCATATCCTGTTGGTAAATTTAAAATACAGGAATCATTAGCTTGTTTATATACTTCTGGCTGATTATCTCTTAGTTTAATTTTAGGCTCTGGATATTCAACATCTATTTTAACTCTTTTATCTTTTATTTCAGTATATTCTAAAACATTAGTTCTATTTATTGGTATTGATGCTACAAAAGGGGATATTACCTTTACATCACAGAAAGTTAATTGTTCTTGATTCTTAGTGTATTTATAAGTTAGTTTATTTTTTATTTCATTTATATCTCTATATTTAAAATAAATTCTGTTACTTAAAACTATCATATTAATCTTTTACTATTCTTACAATATTTATGTACTAAATCATAAAATATATAACCACATCTAGTATGTAATATTCTAGCATATTTATAGTATTGCATATTGGTTGCACCAGATAATAAGAATCTTTCATTACATTTAGATACTCTTATTAATATACCATAATTTTCCACAAGTTTGTACGATATGATTTTATGACAAACTAATGGTACAAAATGCTTTCTATTATATTCAAATATATTACCATAATTATCTAAAAATATTCTAAAATTATGTTTACATGTTAATAATTCTTTTACTGAATAATATACTCTATTTACAGATAATTTATTTTCTCTTATTTGTAACCGTCTTTTTCCTAATGTTTTTTCATTAATATTTTTATTATCTACTATTAATGTCTTATCCCTTCTTTGTGCATATAGTATATTATCTTCTATATAGTAATTATAATCTCCATATAATTCAAATATAGGAAAAGTAATCTCATGCAAATGCATAGTTCTGTCCTATTTCTATATCTACACCGATTGGACAATTAGGTATACTTAATTCTGAATTTTCAATAAATTCAGTCAGTTTACTACTATATAAATCTATCTCCTCATCTGGAACTTCAGCTAAAATACTATCATGAACTAAAGCAAATATTTTAGCATTCATATTATTTTTAACAATAAATTTTTGCATTTTTATTGCCGCTAATAGATTAACATCAGAACTTACAGATTGAACTAAAAAGTTAATTGCAGATCTAATAGCATGCATTATAACTTTTCTATCACTAGATTTTACTTCAGGAACTCTACGCTTTCGTCCAAAAAATGAATAAATAAATCCATTTTCTTTAATAAATTTCTCTTGTTTCTTTAGCCAACGTTTTAAGGTCTTAAATTTTTCTAATGCTTCTTCATTGTAGTTTAATTTATATAAAATTTCAAAACTAACTGTTTTTGCACTATTTCGTATGTCTGGATATAAACTTTTAACTTCATTTGGATCACAATTTAATCCATATTTCAAACAAGCCATTGCTCCATGATAATCTATTTTATCTATAAAAATTTGTTGAAGAACTTTATCTTTACTTAATACAGAGGCAAAATACATTTCAGCTGTAGATAAATCTAAGCTAACAATTTTATGGCCTTCTTTAGCAACAATACATTTTTTCACAGTTTTATCATCCCTAGGTAACTGTTGCATATTAAGTGTACCACTACTACTCAATCGTCCAGATGTTGTAGTATGTAAATTAAAACCTGTACGTAATCTATTATCTCTATCTAAATTAATTAATATTTTATCTAAATAGGTAGACTTAATTTTTTCTAGCTTACGTATATCTAGTACAAATTTTGGAATTGGATGTGTATCAGCTAAAATTTCTAAGGCTTCAGCATTTAAGCTATCCTCACCCTTCCCTGTTTTAATTCCAGTTGGATTTAATCCAATATATTTAAAAAATAATTCTCTAAGTTGTTTAACACTTCCAGGATTCAATAATCCATTATCACTTTCATACTTAGAAACTTCTTCAAAAGAATATAATTCAGTTTTAAGATCTTTAATTTTAGAATCAATTTTATTTATAGATTCTAATAACTTATCTTTACTAAAGGGGACTCCATTTCCTTCCATTTGAATTAAAAATTTAGCTCCTTCTATTAGAATATTTTTATAAACCCAGTTTAATTTATCATTTAGCTTTCCATTAAACTTATTATATAATTCTAAAGTTGCTGCTGTATCTGTGGCTGCATATTTATAAATTATATTAAAAGGAATTAAATCATAAGTAAATTTACCTTTTGGAATACCTAATCTTCTTGATTCTGTAGTTTTAAACTCATCTAATTCTCTGTCATAATCACCTAAATCTGTATACTTAATAGCTAAATCTTTTAATCCATGTGGATTATTTTCATCTAATATATAGTGCATTAACATAGTATCATCAAAATCTTTAAATTTTAGATTGAAATGATA